TTCAAAATTAGATAACGGACACATGTCAAATAAATTTAGTACAGCATCATTTGCTTTTGCACTAGACTTACGATGGATCTGTTTCATTAAGTCTTGGAAACTACTTGACATGATTTCGCCATCTAGTACAACTGCATATGGTGGTGGTGATTTTTTAACAACTTGAGATAACTGTTCTTTAACATGCGGAAAGTTTACAAGCTCTTTACCATTACGACTAAATTGATCCACCCTGCCATCAGGATAAACGATAGTAATAACCCGAACTCCGTCAAGTTTGACTTCGATAATTTTCTTGCCTGTAACTTTAGACTCATGATTAGCACTGTCATGAGCAAGCTGGCACCCAAAAACAGGAATAGCATACGGGGCATAATCTTTCTCTACTACTTTGTTAACTGTGTTTTCGCTAAAGCCTGCTCGCATATCTTTGATAAGAATCCTGCGGTACCATCCATTCCATTCAGCCTTAGTGGATTGTGCCATCATGGCATCAAGTGTATCCCTTGCAGAGTTGCCGGTGACTGTACGATTAATGAAACCATCAATAGTACGAACAAAATCATCCCAAGGTAAGCCAAGGCCATCTTCATCATTTTTTTCCTTAATCTGTTTTAGGCCAAATGTAACCATAGCATCAAATGCCAATTGGAGTCCGTGAAATAACTCGTCATTTCCCTGTTCAGCTTGTGCCAAAAGGATAGCCTCCTTGTTCAAACGACTAGGGTGATTTTCCAAATCGGAAATAACTCTGTAGCAAGGATCACTCATTTGTTGCCTCATTAAATTGCTGTTAATGTAGCTATTATACTGTCTAATTATCAGTATGTCAAGTGATCCGGAGTCCGAAATGGCTTACCTGCATGGGCATAGGACAATTGGCTTAGCACTTTTCGTTTGATCTTTTTCATAATTTTATGATTATGATCAAACTCAAATGCTTTAAGATAACGATAATAGCTGGTACGTTTATGATGTTTGGCTTTATTACTGTTAATATATTCGGATATAGTGTCCGAATCAAAACCAAATCTATCAATCAGTTCACATGCAATGTTAAAACTAAATGCACCCATTTCATCTCGATCTCCGTAGTATTCTTGGTCTCGACGTTGTTTGGCAAAATGTGCGGTTGATTCGTACCCAGGTAATGTTTTGAACCCGCGAGCACGATATTGGCGCATATGGATTATTTCATGTAATATAGTATCTGCAAATAGTAAGCACACACGCTGCCATCTATATCGAGTAACAGTTAAATGCGTGTCAAACATATTATAGCTAAAAACTATTTCAACCTGTCGTTGATTGTTTTCATCGTACTCACTATAATAAGTACCGCCCATGTAAATTAAACCTTCTTGGGCAACTATTCCTTTAACCTGTCTAACTTTAACAGGTAAATGACTTTTGATATGCTTAGACAGCAACCGATGGAGATCGTCAACTGGTAGTTTTTTGCCAACAAGATACTTACCGGCCTTGTATAGCATACTATATAGACTATCACGATCTAACAGAGACCAATTAAATGACTTGCGGGCCATACTATTCTCCTAGTGTAACTATTTATAGTATACTAGGCCCGCAAGTTATGTGCGCACTTTATGGGCGTTTTGAGATAACCTTGTCGGCTAGCCCGTATGCAACTGCTTCTTCTGCGCCTAAAAATGTATCAAATTTCATAACTTCATACAACTGCTCGTATGTTTTTCCCGCTGTATTATGCTTAACATATAGTTCGGTTAGCCGCTTGTTAATACGTACAGACTCTTCAAAACTACGCTTGGCATCTTCAAATTCAAGTTCTTGAACGTGTACAGATCCTCGTGTGCCCGGCGTACCTGAACTAACACGATGTATCATTGTACGTGCCTCTGGCAGTACGTGACGCTTGCCAGGCGTACCCGCTTGTGCTAAGAACGACCCCATGCTTGCAGCCTGTCCCATTACATAGGTTGCAACATCAGGTTTAATAAACTGCATTGTATCGTAAATAGCAAGACCAGCAGTAACACTTCCACCCGGGCTGTTAATAAAGAATGTAATATCTTCATTGCCCTGGCTTTCAAGGAATAACAACTGTGCTACTATAACACTGGATGTATGTTCATTAACATCTGTGTCCAACATGATAATACGATCTTTAAGCAGGCGACTGTAAATGTCGTAACTGCGTTCTCCGCGAGCTTCTTGCTCGACCACCATTGGAATTAAGCCTGGCATTATTTATAATCCTTATCTAAATTTACGTTTGTTAAACTGGCAACTGTTTGAAACTTTTCCCAGGCAATTTTTGCCGCGGGGTTCTTTTCTAATTCTTCAGTTGGCAGAACTGTCTCTAACCAGAATTCTGGCCTACGTCTTGGACGTGCTCCAAACTGTCTCGGCTGATGCATCTTGCCATCTTCGTACAGCATACAACTCACACTACGAAACTTGTCCTCGTGCTCCTTGTTGTTCAAATCGTAGTTGGCCCATTCTGGATTACTCAAACCGCCTAGTGTGTACCCATGCCAAATCCCCGTCCACTGCACGTCATCACGCGGATCAAAATCTGTACGGGTAATTAGCACCAGTACATCTTCTATGTCCACGCGGCCTTCGACAATGTCTAATATGCAACGACTGTAACTTAAACCAATTTTCATATACTACCTTCTTGATTGTTGTGCGTTTCTAACAGTGGGTCCATCTGATACAAAGCTCAGGCCGGACTTCTTGCATTCATAAATTTTACGATTCCATTTTAGATCTAACTTGATAGACTTATCAATAGCCACGCTAAGAAATTGATTTTCTTTAAAACTTAAAATCTCCCCAACCATTTTTCTACCATTATCTTCACAAATAACTTCGCAGGTATCGTCAACGTACTGTTTCATAATGTAATACTCACTTGTTTAACGCTATCCCATCGAAAACTTTTCCATGCCGCATTTTCAAGATCAAACACTGGCATAATATCGTCATTTACCTTTCGAGTAGTAGTACTTTTACTTTCTACAATCGTAGGGTCTTTAAACATAATCAATGTTGTATCAGTTGTACATTTCATTACTCGTTCAGTACCATCTTTTTTAGTAAAGGTTACAGTAACCGGGCCTGCACGTAAATGACCTCTTAGCCATTTTTGAAACAGCTTAAAATCTTTTTCACTTAGTGTCATTTGATTGACTCGACAGTTGTTGTTTGAGATCAATAATTTCGTTTTCAAGAGATCTAATATGATCTGCTAGTTGAAAAAGCAAATCATGCAGATTCATAGCAGTTGTTTTTGTTACTTCTACAAGATCAAATTTTTCCATGATATTCCTTTGGTGCGTCAAACCATTTATCAAAATTAGGATTGACATTTTCGTATTTCTTTAAATGATCACTAAACAGTTTTGTCTTTTGTTGATGGCAATTTGCACATAAGACCACAAGATTATCTTGGTTATTATTATGCTTGTCCCCATCCCAGTGGTCAATTGTAAGGCTTTTTGTACCAGGGTCACCACATGGTGACCCTAATCTTGCATCTCTATTTTCACAACCGCCTCTAGAATTTTTAAACGTATCTTGTTCTGCTCTACCTACAGTTCGATGATATTCACAAAATGTCTTCCAGTGGGCACCAGGCGTACCATCCTCTTTGATATACTTTGTATGATATCGAACTGTATTAACACAGTTCGGCAATGCACAACAAGGTGCATAATTGTTAATTACTGATTTCATTATATTTCCAATAAAATGTTAGGGTTCCACCCGCTGTCTTCACTGTAGCCGTCACTTTCATAACCACGAGGGTTACATACGATGCGGGTCTCACCAATCATGTAATCAAATGGATGATGAGTGTGACCGTGTGTCCACAGCACAACCTGCGGATGATCCATGATAAATTCACTTAGGTCACTACTGTAACCACCGTTCATTAAAAATTCATTTTTGTAGTTTTCATGTGTGCTTAACTTGCTAGGACTATGATGTCCAACAACTACACACTTCTTATCCTTGTTTTCAGACAGTACATGTTTAATATAACCTAATGTTCTGTCGTGTCGGATAGCAACATCCAAAGGACTCATTCTAGCAAACTCACGTTTATCATTACGCACAATACGGAAATCGTTCATCATGTCATTGATGGCATGCATGGTAAGTGGGTCACGCCGATTCATGTCAGTCCAAAGTGTACCGCCAACAAACACTACATCATCGATGACTTTCATGTCTTGCTCTAGCATGTATACATTAGGATACTTGGCACATTCTTCACGCATATGATCAATAGCCGCATAGAACTTGCCATGATAGAATTCATGATTGCCCATGATATAGATCACATGTGGGAACTGAAAACTACAACGCTTAAAGAAATCACGGAACCGTTGCACACGCTCTTGCTTACGACTAAGATCCGGAATAACTCCGTACATGTTGTAGCTAGGAAGTTCCATATGGTCGTGAAGATCCTGTGCGATCATAATATCGCCTCCTAGGATCAGTACATCATAGTTCTGATCGTTAGTAATGTTTATGTCCGAAAACTCCAAATGGAGGTCACTGACTAGTTTTATTTTCATATTCTGCCATATCTTTAGCACGTTTAACTTCGAGTGCTTCTTCACAAGGTTTGCAAATAGTACGGATCCATCCAGGACCATGTGTTTCGGCAGGAGCACTGCATTCTTCACACATAACACCACTCATGCTTTCTGCCATACGTACCATGCCACTAATCTCATCATCTCCACCTGTGTAATAAAAACGCAGTGTGCCAAACTTCTCTTTAACTTGGTCTAGGGTGACTTGTGGTACAACTTCACTCTTTTTATTCCGCCAATCAATGTGATGTTGGATATTACCCATAAGCTGATCTAAGATTGGAAACCAGCCATCACCGACCTCAAATCCCCAACACATACAAGTT